CTATCGTCATCTGTTCCTTTTCTTTTTCCTGCGATACTGAATGGTTGGCATGGGAATCCCCCAGTAATGACATCTGCTGCGTATCTATCTCCTTTGACATTTCTTATATCCTCCTCAATTGGTATGTTATTAAAATTTTTCTTTAAAACTTTCTGACAAAATTTATCCTTCTCAACAAATGCTATCGTTTCAAAAAATTCTGTACTTTCTAATCCTAAACTAAACCCACCTATTCCACTGAATAAATCTAATAGTTTTAATTTCATGTTTTTCTCCTTGCAAATATTGTTCTCCAACACCAGGATCTAATCATAGATATAGCTGTAAATATAACTGCTATATGAAAGCTCTCAAGAACTGTTGGGTGTAAATCGAAGAATGGAAATATAAATAACTGAATGAATGTAGATAATATCAATCCACTTCCTACATCAATTATTGTTTCATATAAGTTTCTCATTTTTTAACCTTTCTTTTAAACTCTGTATCTCAAAATCTTTTAAGTTCATGTGCGTTTCAAGATCATCAATTATTTTTTTTAGTTTTTTAATTTCAGCTTTAAGTTTCTTAACTTCCTTTAAATCTACTTCATCAAAGATTCCAGAATATGTCATTTTAAAATCTCAATTTTTTTTACAACAGATCTAGGGTAAGCAGTAATATTTCCAACAGATAATTTATTATTATCATAAGTGAATGATGTAAATATTTTAACTACCTTAGAATCTTTAGAATAAAGATACCCAATATCTTCACACCATGAGTAAGTAAAATCATCTACATCTTTTAGATCATCATACCATTGTGATGATGAACAAATATCTACCCAGATAATCTTAACTCTTTTGTATGGTAATTTATTTATCGGTTGCTTCATAGTATGCCTTGTATAAATCTTCATAACCAACTTTACCCTTAGTAATTTCTAATATTTTTTTAACAACATTAGGTTTGGGAAATCGTTTATCATTAGTGACTGTCAAACAAATTCTTTGAGCATTTGTTGCAGGATTTAAACCTTTATAACCTAGCATTTGACCAAGTGTATAGTAGCTTATTTTAGCTACTTGAGTTCTCCATTCATTGAGTGTCATTTTATTCCTTTATTTACGTTATATTAATTGGATATATATATCATGGATAAAGTATTTGACAAGTAATTTGTTTAGTGTATAAGTTAAAAAAAACGAAAAGGAAAAAAAATGGATAAAGAAAAAATAGAAAAAGCATTTTCAATATTTAATGGTGGTGAAGGATTAGATCATTGGTCTTATTCTAGTACGTCAACACCTCTAGCAAAAAATCTAATTGGTTATACTTTCCCACAAGAAGTAAGAAGAACATTTGCATTTAGATACAAAGCAAACTTTGGAAACTTAGTTAACAATGTGGTCCAGAGAATGATTGCAGATGTAATCTATAAATCAAAAACAATTAAGCAAGATACATTTACAGAAGAAGAGAGAAGCTACCAAAATTGTTTCAATAAAGAATTAGAAATAATGAATGAGAAGCCACCCGTAGATGCTAAAGATAAGTTTGGCAGAGAAGCAATGATTAAGTTTGCCAAAGATTGTATTCCAATCACAAAAAAAGTTGTGCAAGAAATTATGGGTAAAGAAAAATTAGTTTGCGAAAGGTATGTTGAGCAAAAAGAAATGACTATGATTAAGCCTGTCATTGGTCGTATTGATTATGAAACAATGACTACTGGTACTAAGGGAAAATTTATAGAATTAAAAACTAAGCCACCTAATTTAAGAAAGGTTAAAGGCAAAGAAGAGTGGAACATGATAACGCAAGATCTACCTACTGAGCCTACAATTGAGAACTTAACACAGACTTCATTCTACTACATGGCAACAAAGAAGATACCACACTTGGTATATGTCAATGATAAAGATTATGTTATCTTTGATCAAAGCCATGAGTTGATGAAGGCAGATCATTTGGAATATCTTTATTTTAAAATGGTTGAGAAGATCTTACTTTGGGAAAGAATGATTATGTTTGCCGAAGGTAAGGTAGAAACATTAGCAATGATGTGTGAGCCACCAGATCTAAATCATTTCTTTTATTATAAAGATTTAGCAGATGAACAAAAACAACTAATAACCAAACTATGGGGAATAAAATATGAGTAGAGAAACAAACAACATATATAAAATGGGAAAAAACATGACAACAAATATATATAAGAAGCTACACAATGCTTGTAATACAGCAAGTGCAGTAAAAAAAGGTAACAAGGTAAAGGGTATGCACTTCAATCCATTATTGCATGATGAAGTACAAAGAGTTGCAATGGAAGTTTTATTAGAGAATGGATTATATCCTACTTGCAATTACGTAACAGATGTTACAGACAAATTTGTAATCGTTACTTGCACAATGAGAATACATGACATTGATGATCCAAGTAGTTTTATATTAATTGATGGGTGTACTGCAATGGGTGGATTAGATAAGTTTGGTACTGGTCAAGCAATGTCTTACTCAAGAAAGTATGCGTTTCTTAATGCACTAAATTTAAAAACAGGATTAGATTTAGAAGATGGGTACAATACCAAACCATTTGCACAACAAAATTCTTCAGAGCCATCTGTAGAAGCCGAACCACAATATGCTGATGATAGTATAGATGTGGAAGAGATAAAGAATGAGATCAAAAATACTAAAACTATTGAAGAGTTCAATAAGGTTAAGGATAAGTATAGAGATCAAGTTCAATATCTAATTAAAAATAATTTACGAGCATACAGACAAGTCTCTGACGTTGCTGGAACTCGTCAATTACAACTTAACAATAACCAACAATAAAGTTGGTAGAACCAAAGGAGAAAACCATGGAGAAATCCGAGAATATATATATCAACCTAGTAAGAAATCCTGCTAAACAAGCTGGAGATAACTTGCCTATGTATGTAGCACCAAAGAACGATAAGTTCCCAGATAAGAACTGGACTATTGGTGTGAACATTGATGGTGCATGGTATAACCAAGCAGCTTTCCAAGCTAAAGATCCTAACGGAAATTTAACTGATGGATTGACAATCAAACTTACACCAAACAAATCATCTGGTGCAACAGCTAGTAAAAATAGCTTTGCAAAAGCTGAAACTGGTGGTACTACAGAATATAACTTTTAGTTTAGGTTAGAAGTTATCTAGCAGGGTGGGGTTTTTTTCCCTTTCTATTCGTTTTCCCCACCTTGCTAAAAAAAAGGAATTATGACAGATAATATTAAACAACCCTCTCATTATATAGCTAATGAAATTGAGCCTATTGATTTTATTATTGCAAACAAATTAAATTTTTGTGAAGGTAATGTTGTTAAATATATATCAAGATGGAGACGCAAAAATGGAGTAGAAGATTTAAAAAAAGCAAAACAATATATAGATTTTTTAATTGAAAAAGAGGTTGCCAAAAAGGATAATGTATGACAAAATATATTCGAATCAAAAATGGAGAATGTAGTTTTACTATAATCGAAGAGTTTGATTCAGTAGAGAATGCTGCAAACAGTTCCAATGAAGGAACAAATGCAGAAGTAAAGATCGAGAATATTAAACTCGATTTTACAACAGTGAAAAAGGAGCATGATGGAAAACATCAAGATGCGTTTACAGAAGCTGAAGGATCTTCAAGAGAAGAAACATCAGAAATTTCTGGAAGCCAAGAGAAAAGCAAATAAGTATCAGCAAGATTCTTATAAACTTTTTTGGCAGATAGAAAAAACGCAAGAAGAGTTAATGACACATAAGTAGTCACTAACTTTAGGGTTGAAAAAAAACGAACAAAAACATTAGGGGATCTATGACCATAAATATAAGTCAACACTACAATAATCATATTAAGAACTTAAATCAAAATAGTTTTATCTACAAAGTTAGAAAAGCATTTTATCTTTTAACCAAGCAAGAAGAACGATTGTATCAAGCAGGATTTAATGAAGGCTTCTCTTATGCTGCAAAATTATTGCAAGAGAACAAACCTATTATAGACAGTAACAAAAAAGTTATTGGTGTAGTCTATAAGAATGCTAACTTAAAAGTTGCCAATCAAATTGTTGAAGAAGTTTGTAAAAGATATTGTGTTAGAAAGCATGATGTGTTTAGCAAGGATAGACATAGAGATGTGGTAAGAGTTAGAAGTATCTTACATAACCTATTGCATGAAAACTATAACATTAGTTTATCTTCTATTGGTAGATTTTTTAATCAAGATCACACAACAGTAATGCACTCAATTAATAATAAAAAAAATAAGAATACAGTTTGGGGTGAAGAGAAAACGATATGGCAAGAGTACGAGAAAATAAAACAAGAGCTATCGGAATCAATTGGAGTTTAAAGTACAGACTAAAGATAGAAGATCTAGAACATAAACTAGATGATATGCGTTTGTATGTTAGGCAACTTGAAAGAAAAATAAAGAAACTAACTCTTGAATCCAGCAAGTAAACTTTTGTAAGACTTAGCAGAGATTGTAGATTTAGCTTTAGTATTTGAAGTTCCAGCTTTTTTCTTTTTGTTTATATTATAATACAAACCTTTTTTAGCCATCTTACCAGACTTTGTTTTGTGATAACCTTTTTTCATTCTCTATTTTTACATTAATATATTTATCAAAGCAAGATCCATCTTTTCCTTCATGGCAAAATCTTTTTCTTTGAGCAGTGACTATCCAACCACCCATATCAGATGTTAATTCTTTATTGCAGACTTCACAGTTACCACAAATAATTAGTTTTTCTTTTGATCTTACCCAGCTTTTTTTCTTAGCCATTAAGTTTTTTTATGTCTCTTTGCAAAATTTCTAGCAGCTTCTTTGCTACCAAATCCCCATGCTTTTAGTGCAAGTTTTAATCTTGTTGGATCACCATTATCTTTAAGTAATGAACCTTTCATACCACCAAATCGTGCAGCGAAGCTAACTCTTCTTGGATTAGTACCAGACTTAATTGGTGCTTTTAAATTAGAACCTTCAGTTCTTTTAAAGAAAGCTCTACCTTTAGCACTTAAACCACCTTTAGGATTCTTATGTTCTTTTCTCATTAATCACTTCTAACAGAATCTATAAAATTGTAAATTCTTCCTATTTGTTTATCAACATTCATTATTTCTTCTGACAACATACCAATATGAATTTGTAATTCAACAATAGTAATTAATACATAAGTTGATAACCCTAAAAGGATTGTACCTAGTAAAGCAATCAATGCTGTGTTGTGTTGTCGTTTCATTTTGCAACTTTACCTTTGTTGATTCCTTTTTTAATTACATAATCTTTAGTACCATTAGCACCATGATTTACTTCTTTTTTAAGAAACTTAAATAGATTCATTTCTTTTAATTTCTTTTCAGTATGTTTTATAAAACTTTCTAATACTTTGTTATCTCTCATTTGCTACCACCTATGTAACCACCTATAACTCCAATCAATCCTGTAACTGACATCTTCATAAGTGTAATTACAGATTCATCTACTGGTCTGTTCTCTTCTAGTGCTACCCAATAATCACCTATAATAATCACACCAAGAAGTATTAGAACACCACTTGTTATTAATAGAATTACAATGTCTTTAAAATTTTTAATCATTTTATTTTTCTTTTTTTGTTTAGCAGCTTAACTCTTGATTGCCATAACCAAGAAGTAAACTTAACAGAGTAAGTCTCAAGCCAAGAAAACATATTGTCTACTGCACTAAAGAATTTATAAAAAAATCTATCAATCATCTTCCTTGACCAAGGTATCTGTTAGTATTTTTTTGTCTCTTCTCATGTTTACTCATAGATTTTTTGTGCTGACCTGGACCACGTTTCTTAGGTTT